ACTCTTTAGGAATCCAGTGATACCACCGATGTGGTCACCATTATCATCCATTGTGGGATTTACCGTCCATGCTCTGATAAAAGTATTTAATCCATCTACTAATAGAACTTTTGAGTTTAAGGATTGTTTTTTTACTTTTGTATGCTCATCGCTAACCTCATCTAATAACCTTTTATATAACTCGTTCATATGTTTGTTTATTCATCACTTAATACACTCGCATCTACTACCAGATTATCAGTATCTAATGAATCCTTTTTGTATTGTAGAATAGTAAATTCACAAATTCGTTTATAGATTTGTTCTTTTACAGATGGGTTGTTTTCCAATATTTCTTGTAACTCTTTGGCTTGGAACTTAAATTCTTCACCAGTTTCAGTATCAACATATGTGTACCACGCTCCACCTTGCTTAACAAAGTTATAATCTTTCATTGCTCCCAACCATGCTCCATAGTTGTCAATACCTCTATCAAAGAAAATATCAAAATCTGCTGAACGTAATGGTGGTCCTAATCTATTCTTAATAACGTTGGCTCTTACTTTGATACCAACAATTCTCTCATTACCTTTTTCATCCTTTGCTTTGATTTTACCGGTTGATGCTAATCGCAACCGAACCGAAGCGTGGAAAGCAATTGCTTTACCACCCGATGTAGTCCAAGGGTCTGAAAATGCCATTGCGTTCATCTTTTGGCGTAATTGGTTTGTGAATACTAATGTAATCTTTTGTCTACCAATCACATTTGTGATTTTACGCATTGCCTTTGAAATAATGATTGCCTTATCAGTTGCGTATCCATCCTTATCGTAATCAGCTTCCAGCTCTCTCTTTGTAGATGCTGCTGCTACTGAATCAACTACGATAGTTACTAACTTATCTTTATCACCTTTTCTTACTTGCTCAATGATTGTATCAATTGTTTCAAATATATCCTCTACGGTATCTGCCGTAATATATAATAGTTTAGATACATCTACACCAATCGCATCAAAGAACTCTCTACTTACCGCAGTTTCGGTATCAATCAACACTGCAACACCACCTTGCTTTTGCGTTTCCGCTAACACGTGTGCTGATAGTAATGATTTACCACTCTGCTCTAATCCCGTAATTTCCGTAATTCTACCAATTGGAAAACCTCCAAATGGTCTATTGGAAACTGCAACATCCAACATAGTTGCCCCAGAGGACACCCACCCCGTTATATTGGTGGGTGCATCCTCCGAGTCATCATCTAAAAAGAAAGCAACCTTTTGGTCTTTGTATTTCTTATTTAGATTATCGGCAATTTGTTGTGCTAAATCTGCTTGAACTTTTGCCATTATAACTCCTTTTTATTTTATGAATTGAATAAATCTTCAAATGCCGATGCTACATCAACCTTTGTAGAAGCAGGTTTTTCTTCTGCTACATCCCAAGGTAACTCTGTAATTGGCTCTGTTGATTTAGGTACTGAAACAGGTTGAGGTGCTACTTGCTCCTGAACCGATTGTGGTTTAGGTGCTAATGTTTCAGATGCAACCGATGGTGCAGGTGATTCTTCATCCTCATGTTGTGCAGTTGGGTTTAACCAATTTTCTAAAACACCTTTCAATTCAGCGTAAGATAACTCACTATAAATGTCAGTAATTTCCGTCTGCTCATTTAGTAATTTGTTTTCTAACTCTGGGTTTTCAGTTAGTTTTGTTACATTTGGTTTTACTCTGATACGAGTCTCTGGATATGTTTTACCAGCTTCTTCTACGATTTCGATTACCACATCACGACCTTCGTTCTCATCGGTAATATCACCATAATCAGGGTCTGCAATGATTGCAAGAATCTCTTGATATACAGTTTTACCAAATCCCCAAAACTTAACTCCTTCGCTTTCTTGTCCACGAATAACCACAGGTGCGAATGTACGCAATTTCGGCTCCATCTTCTTACCTGCTTTCCAATTTTCAGTATCACCTAATCGTTTTAACTTTTCGGCAAACTCTAAAATCGGGTCAGGTCTTCCAAAAGAAGCTGGTGATAAATAAGTTTTGTTGTTAATGTTGTAATGAAATAAAAGTTCAATAAAAGGATTTTGTTTGTTGAACTTATAAGGAACTATGCGTAATACATATTTTCCTGGTTTTGGTTTCCATAAAGCATCTGTCTTTTTGGATGTGTTTTGCAACGAATTGAGACGCTGCTTGATTGCACTAATGTCCATAATGTACGTTTTTGTTTTTAAGTTTTATTTATTTTAGATTTTAAGATTATCGCGATAAATCTTACACATATAAATATCGGATTCTTAAAATGTTGAAACAAAGATACGAATATTTTTTCGTATCTCCAAATTTAATTGAGGATAATATCATTTGATTTAACTAACTCAATTAACTCTTCATGTGTATATGCTAGAGATTCTGCATAATTTATATCATTATCATATTTTATAAACCAATTTCCTAATTTATTATCTAAATCGTATTCTTCATTTTCACGTTCATACACCGATTTATCAATTACACCATTACCATATGCAACTGCAAACCAACTATGTTCTTCAAATTGAGTAAATAAAAAATCGCTATCATTAATGTTTACAGTTCTTTTTTTCCAACTATTTAAACGTCTTTTCATTTTTGGACTTAATGTGGTTCTTTTTTGGTAATCTCTCCAAAAATCAGTATCATTTCTATCCGTAATATAATGGAATTGTAAAAAATCAATTATTGTTTCGCAAGTATCTCCTATTAGTTTGTTGTAATCATCAATCTCATCTTCATCTATATTATGTATATTATCAGATGTTAGATTTCTCAATTGTGTTATTATCAACCAAATGGATGTTGCTTCAATTGGTTCGGTAAATGTTGAACTTAAACCAACCGCTATACAATTTTTAACCCAAGATGTAACATATCTTCCAGCATCGAATGGTATAACTTTATTGATTTTTATTTCCTGTCCTACCATTTCTTCAACCTCTTTCTTTGCTTCTTCTACGTTAATATATTTGTCATCAAATACATATCCACAACCCCATCTATTCTGTAAAGGTATTTGCCACATCCAACCATATTTCATTGCTACCGCTTTAGTGTATGGTGGTAGAGTATCTGATTTTGGTAAAAAGAATGGTATAGCAGTATTTACTTTTAATTTATCCTGATGCGATTTCCATTCTACACCAAAATGTTTTCCAATAAATAATCTTGCAAATCCGGTACAATCAAAAACAAAATCTGATTTTATTTCAACATCACCACATTTTATTGAACCAATTCCACCATTTTCATTTGATATAATATCGGTTATTTTGGCTTCAATTCTTTTTACACCACGCTCTTCGGCTTTCATTCTTAAAAATTTAGCCAATAAACTTGCATCAAAATGGTAACTATAATTTGAAACAAAACTTACTTTTCCGTTTTCATTGATAAATGGTGATTTATTATTGTAAGCAAGTTTAGAAACCAAACTAATATCATCCATCGTTTCACCATTCGCAATAGCATTTATATACGCATATTGCTGTCCATTATCGGGTAAACCACTTACTAATGTATTTTTTGTTTTTGTAAAATTATAAGGACTTAAATTTGAATCGGAAATTCCAAAACTATGCATATACTTTTTACCATCACCCCTCCAATTTTCAAAACTAATACCCATTTTTAAAGTTGCGTTTGCATACTTTATAAGCTCATTTTCACTAATGCCCAATGCAAATAATATCCAAGGTAGTTGTGGGGTAGAACCTTCTCCCGCGCCCAATATACCAATATCTTCGCTTTCTATAAGTGTTATATTATCTTTTGGACATATGTGTTGTGCATATAAAGCAGTCAACCATCCTGCAGTTCCACCACCAGCTATTACTATTTCCATTATTTACCCCATTTTTTGTTTTGTACGATTTGTGCTATGATTCCATAGACTGATAAGTCCTGATATGTATCCGTAAGTGATTCGCCTACATTATCTTGTGCACCAATAATAATCATTTGTTTTAAGCGGTTGATTTTATCGTTGATACGAAACCATAATCCAGTAAGAGATAGTTTAATATCTGCATCAGTTCTACATTCAGTTCCTACTGAAATGTTACCTGGTCCATAGTTTGATTGTTTTCGGCAGAATAGTTCGTATTGTTCTACCATAATGCGTTTGTATTCCGCAGTAGTTTCTGGATAATCTTTTTCCGCTTGAGCCACTATTTGTGGGTCTGTGTAATCGTTCTGTAACATATTTATTTTGGTTTTAATTAATTTGCAATCCTTCAATCTCAATCACATCAAATACTCTTGTTGTTATTTTTCTAACTCCTTCTGCATTTGTAAGTAATATACAATTTCTGTACTCTTCCCAATCTACCTCATACTTTTCATCCAACATACCACCCGTCTTTTCCATTATTAATTGGTTTAGAGCGTTGATTGTATATAAGGTATTAGTTTGTTTTTTTCTATGTACTAAAATAGTCTTTAACTCGCTTTCTGGATGTTGTCCTTCCACCACCACATTATAAGTTACAAACAAATCGTTAGGGACGTTTTTATTTTGTAAAACATAAATGTAATTATATGCTAATTTATAACTTTTTTTTATAAAATCCAAATTATTCTCAATATCTTTTTTTGTTGAGAACGTACATAGTAACTGCGTCTTTATCATATCTTCATTTTATACTCCTTATAAGTATAAGAAAATGGTATAAATACTATTTTATTCTATGTCTGAATAATAATTTTTTAGAATTATTCTTTTCAGTTTTCAAGTCTAATTGTAGATATGTAGAATCATCTTTACCACTCATATTTACAACAATTTTTACCCCATCATATTCTATTTTAAATGGTTGTTTTGGGTTACAATAGTATTCTGGCGAGTGTACCACAGATTCACCTGTTCTTTTGTTTGTAATCAATGTACTTACACCTTTACCACACCCATGTACCGATTGCCACATTTTTAATAATTGAGATTGTCCCTCTGGTGTTTTTGATATTTTTTCCAATTCTTCTGCATATTTTTTCAAATACTCTTGTCTGTATGCTGTTTTATTTTTATTTTGTTCAGCTGAACTCATTTCGTTTGTCCAACTATACTTTTTATCCAATTCACGCTTAAATGTATCAATTTGATTTCCCGCATCTCCACCAAGATATACTTCACCGGCGTTATTTACACCCGAATTTTTCATGGTTATATTTCTTGGGTCATCGTAAACTTTAAGAGAATATTTTACAAATACAGTTTCTCCAGATTCCGTTTGTATTTCAACCATTATATCAGTTGGGTCTGTTTTTGGGTCTATACCAAGTTTATTTAAAGCAGTTGAACCTCTACCACCAACTTGAGTTGCTTTTATAATTTTTGAATTTGGAAAATTTTGTAATATACTTTCTTTTACAGCATTTGCAGCTTTTTTATTATCTTCATCTGATTTTTTTACATCTCCACCTACTTCTGAATATTTTTTTGCAACTTCATCTCTATTTTTTATATTTTCATTTGATGCATCTAATTCAGCAACTACACCAGCTTCGTTATGTTTTCCACTTAAATCAGCTTTTTGTCTATCTAGAGTAGAACCACGCATTGGAATGTAAATATCATTTTCTTTCATAACCCTATTCATCTCTTTGGTTATTTCATCCCCACTATCACCTGTAAGATATTTTTCATCTACCGGCAATGAATTACTAACATATACTTTTTTACCACCAGCGTGTCCTTGTATTAGATTATATTCAGCCATTTCACGCATTGCTTCAACTTTTTCTTTTTCAGTTGTAGCATTCATAAATTTATTCCAATTTTTAATAAGAATTGCTGCTCTTTTTTGTGTATCTTTATCGCTATTTTTAACTTTTTCGGCAAGTTTTACTAATCTATTAGTTCTATCCACAACCATTGGTTTTGAGAATTTTTTTAAATTATCGCTTTTAGGTGGTTGTTTTTGAGAATTTTTAGAATCTTCTTTTTGTTTATTTTGTTTTTCTTTAGATGTATCACTTACTGCACCTACCGTTGTTTCCTTACCCGCAATTGTTACGGGTGTATCTGAACGCATTTTGTGTTGAGATTTATAATCAGCAAGTGCATCTTTATCTGGAAAATCAAGTTCAGCTATTACATTTTTATACAACTCACCCAAAATATCGGATTTGTACTCCGCAAGTTCGGTAGTATCTAATATTTCACTTAAAATATCTACGTGATTTTTATTTCGTAAATTTACTATACCTACTCTATAAGAAAGTTCTTCTAAAACTTCTTGATAAATCTCATCTAAATTATCTAAAATCATAATTTTCACCCGTTACTATTGTTGCTGGAAACTCTTTTGAGTCTATTATTTTTTCATATATCTGTTCATATAAATATGTAATTTCGTAATTAGGAACATCAAAAACAAATGCATCATAGTTATACATTATCAGTTTTCCCAATCCTTTATACTTTTCTTTTATTTGTTTTAGGATTTGAATGTTTCGTTCCGTTTCATATGCTTGAATTACATAGTTTAATACTTTTGCCGGTGGTGGATTATCTTCACCAAACTTTTCCTTTTTGATTTGTATGTTATAGTGCGGAGTCATTACGAACCCATATCTATCTAAATCTGCTTTGTATTTTAATGCTAATAAATTTACCTCATTAAAAAATGGTAACTCTTGCATTTCAGAACTTACACCACCATATATGGATTGGAATACTAATTGTTTAGCCCCATCTCTTGCACCATCCAAATCAGCTACACCACATATAGCAGCAACCCAATCATAAAAATCTAATTGAGAATTGAATTTACTCATC